GCTTGTTAATTAACTGCTTGAAGTCATAGGTGACAAGCTGCTGACCTGCACTGTCAAGCACTGGAGTGCCGTCTGCCTTGGCCCAGCGATGCTCTACAGGATCATCAAGATACAGATTGCCGTTAGCATCACGAATGTTTGCGAAATAAACCAAGTCCTGCAGCTGCTGAGAGTCAGCGCTCATAAATACTGATACGTCAGCCTTAGCGACAGGGTTGTCTTGATACATTTTCACTAAAGTCAGCCTGATAAACTGGTATTCATTACCGTTCTTTGCTGAAGTTACCTTGTTGTAAGTTGCAGAAGTAATCTGCAGGTTGTACATACCTGAACTTGTTATGTAAGCTAAATCTTTAGTCTTAATAATTTCGCCTAAACCGTCACGAGGTGAGCTTCCGAAAGTGGTTGCCATTGTTAATTTCTCCTTTTTTAAACAGTAAATGGTTCGTTATTGATCTCAGTCTTCTTTGTGCGCTTTGGTTTTACGATTGAAGCTAACTGAGGGTTAATTCCGGTTTCTGATAATGTTTCAGCATTAGCTGAAACTGTCTGAACAACCTCTACAGGCTGTGAATAATCAACAGTGTCTTCATAAGAAGGTAAACCCATAAGCACATCAGGATATGCTGCGTCACAGGCTCTTGATATTGCTCGTGTAAGACACATATTTCTGTAGTCCATTGCCCAAGGTGATGGCTTGCCATTCTTGGTTACACAGCCTTTGTACTGACCGTCATTTGGATCTTGATACATACGACCCATAGCACATGCCTGAATCACGCTAAATGAACGTGTAATGCGCTGTCCGTTGCGATTGATAGTTACAATTGCTGTCTGAGTGCCTTCATCAAATTCTTCGCGCTCAAAAATACCGCCGTTGCGTAATACCAGAGCGCGCTTTGCTGAAGTGTACAGGCTAGGTCTTGAAGAGCCTGGCAGAATAAACAGACTTTGCAGACTCTGCATTAAGTCAAAACCTAATGAGTGACCTAAAGACATCAGCATGTATAAGTCTGCAGTATGGTCTTCTAGGTCGGTAGTTCTGATTGATTCAGGAACTAATAAAGAGCGTGAGAGCTTTTCACAGCACTTCCATGCGTTGTCGTTAATCACTGGATACTCAATAGGAGTATTAACAACAGTTGTAACACTTGTAGTCTGAACTGCTGGAGCTTCAACTACCGGCTCTACAGTCTGAATTGGCTCGATTGAGCCTGGCTCATTAAAATTAAACATATTTTCCTCTTCTTAGTAAAAACGTAAAACTCGTGATGATGTGGTAGTCTTCAGGAAGTCTTTATATAGCTCTGGATGTTTAGCCTCGAAAGACTTAGAGTCAAAGCTGGTACGATTCATACTCTTGAATGTAAGCAGAGTCTTAACCTTGCCTTCGTCATTGGTGTAAGTGACTTTTGTGTAGTCCTTAATCTTTTCGGCAAGCTCATCTTCAACAAGCTTCAGCTCCTCTTCTATGGCCTTTTGCTTAACCACAATGTCCTTACGCTTGTTTACCAGGCTCATAATGCTTTCGTCAGCGGTTGCTGTATTGTCATCAACCTGTAAAGAGCGAGCATCATTCATTGTTAATGCTGGAGCTACATCATTAAGTACATTGTCATTCCAGAATGAGACTGCCTTATTTAAGATTTCCTGCTGCAGTTCTCTATCAGCATGCACTCTGTAATAGCGCAGTTCACGGTTGCCAATCATCACAGCAACATCCCACCATTCAAGACCAGAAACCATCATGTAGAACTGCACCTGAGCCATGTATTCAGGGTCGATTAAATCACTCTCTACAACAAGCTTCTTATTGTCATAAACGTTGTCTTTTCCCCACTTGGAGCGTTCTTCACCGTTAACAATAATCTTGGTATTCTCATTAGCTGTCTTGCATTCCAGACCGCCTATGATTTTTCCTCCGTCTTCAATTGTCTTGTCATATACGAGTCTGTCAAAATTACCGATAAGGAAAGGGTAGCCCTGCATCTGCAGATGATCTGCTTCATAAACAACATAACCGGTTGTCTTCTCGTACCACTTGGCCACAACCTCTTCTAAAGCGTGACCGGTGTCAAAGCACAGTTTTTCTTCACCTACAGGCTGTCTGAAAGTCTTTACCTTCCAAATGTCGTAGGCTGTATGCCATTTTGACCTGCCGAGAATAGCAGCCATATCTGAACCGCCGATGCCATACAGTCTTAAAGTTGCAAAGGTATCAGATTCATTTTTGCACTTCTCAAGAAGTGACTGAATGTAAGCGTTTCTTCTTTCCTGTTTGTCCTGAAGTTCCATTGTTTCTCCTATTTTTGGTGACTAAGCGCCAAGCCATAAAATCATAAAAAAGGTTGCTGAAATAAACATTGCGTAGAATGCATTGATTACTATATCTTTCATGCTGACACCCACTTGCAAGAAGCAAATTCATTTGAGTCCTGAAGCTTCCCTTCAAGGAACATTCTTATTCCTTTTATGCCTCCGTTCTCATCACGCTGATAGATTGCTGACAGATGACCGAATGCGACTGATACAAGGTGACGGTCATACTCTGTATCAAAAATGTCGATTACAGCGTATCTGTAAGTAACATCTGGGTGCTCTACAATGATGTTCTTGAGTACAGTTGCTACCTTATTGCCGTCAATGTTTGGGAAGGTCTTAATTTCTGCTCCGTTGTTTAATGTGATGCGATATAGTGGTGTTTGCATTTGTTTACCTCTGTGCTTGGTCAATCTAATATTTGTCTGCTAGATGTATCTAGCTTTTAAAATAATATTAGATGTATCTAGTACCAAAATCAATAGATAAATCTAGCAAAATTTAATTATTTTTATTACTTATTGAAAATTAAATAAATTAAGAGATAAAAAAATCAGAAAAGCATAGACTGCTATTCTGATTTAGAGGTGTAGAGAGTAAAAAGCCGTCTGTGGAGACGGCTGAGATTTTTATTTAGAAAGTTCTTTTTGTCTTATCTGGATTGCATCTGCAATACTTCTGACTACATGCTGTGCCCCATTGATAAGTTTTATTCTTTTTAAAACCTTATCAAAGCCTATTTGTAACACTAGAACTCCTATGCATTCGTCTGCAAACGAACCAGATATATTTTTTACATCTTGAAGATCTATATTAACAATTCCATCAGGATTATTTCTTAAACCTTCTAAGATCTGATTTCTATAAGGTTTTGCACTTTCTCTTGATGCAAGTGCTCCAGCAGGTAGCTTTATTGTACTTGTTGCTTCAGCCATAACATCACCCTAGTAATTCTTTGATTATTGCATCTATATCAGACTGATCGGCGTTATTTTTTAATTTGTGTAGATTATTCATGTTTAATTTACAATATATTACTACACCTTGCCAATTTTCCTCAAGTTCGCTTTCAAACGGATTAATATTGCTTATTAATTTTAGTCCGTTCCCAGATAAAATTGATAAATTACCATCCGTTTTTTGAACTAAATCAACCAACTTGAATAAGCCAAGTCCCTCATGATGATTATCTTCATCAGCTTTAACTATGACATTATCTGGATAAGGATTATCTAAACTGTCAAACGGAAGTCTTTGAACCCATTCATCGTCATCTTTTCCTTTTGATGTATGTCCTTCTTTTATACACCAGTTAATTGCATCAAGGTCGTTATTGATTCCTTCAACATTAGCATCGTCAAGAACCTTCTTAAACCCCATTCCTGTATCTGCTACTGCAAACATAATATGCGGTCTATGTACTTGAGCGACAATATAACCTAAGCTTTTTCCATGTGACCATACATTGTCTATAAGTTCTCCAATTACTTCAATAATAGGATTTATATCTTCTCCTCCGCATAGATTATCAAGAATCTCATTGATAGTAGTCGTTGCGGTATCTGTTTTTATAGGAGAATCTAGTTCTATAAGAGGGCAGTATAGCCTTCCTGAATTTTGTTGATGGTTATAGCTCTCTTCGTTCCATACATTTTTATAAAATCTAATTGTATCTAAGTAAGATTCAACTTTTTCCTTAGCTGATATTATCTCCTTTGGTAGTTGATGTTTCTTTATAAATGCTGCCAACATAACTATGTCATCAGGATCAACAAAACTCAGATATATTGGCTGATTTGTTTTTAACGCTTTATTTAGCAAATTTAATGTTTGTCTTATCATATCTTGATATTAAATTTTGTTATTATTAAATCCTTTATTTAAACAACGCTGTTCCAATACGGGCGATTACTCTGCCGATAATTACCACAGAATCAAATAGAACCAGAACGCTCTATTACTTTGCCTAAAAAACTATGAAGAAGGTTTAATATATATGTTTATAAACCGCCGTCTCCGGCTTTTTCAATGACCCTTCCAATGATATGGAAATATACACTTTCGTCATTATTATGAATTACTTCATCTGGGTAAGCTTTATTATCTGAACGAATAATAAGATCGCCGTTCATCTGCTTTATTAATCTTTTTACTCTAATTTCATTGTTTACACAGATTGCATAAACATGGTTATTGCTTATGCTTGTATTATCATCAGTGTTAACCAGGATTTTATCTCCATTAAACAATGTTGGCTGCATACTGTCGCCGTGAACAGTAAATCTCTTGCAATTACTAGGTTTTAAGTTTCTTATGGTGAAATAAGAAAGCCTATATGTAGCAGGTTGAACGTCTTCAATTTCAATATATGAAGGTTCAGCGCCAGGACCAGCTCCACATTCAATTTTATATTCTTGCACTTGTATGTAGTGATCATCACATTCAACATCATCAGGTAATCCTTTTACATCTTCAGCATCAGGTGAACCTTTGCCACTAACTAACCAATCACAATTAACCTTTAAGAATCTGCTTACTTTTAAAGCATTATCTGATTTTAATGTTTTAACTTTATCTGAACACCATTGGCTTACAGTAGCAGTCTTAATACGTGTATAACGAGATAAGTCTGCCTGTGATTTTCCTTCTTTTAACAAGCCATACTTTATGCGCTTGCCAAGCGTTGAAAAGTCGTTCATAAACTTACCCTCATTGTTTGTGTTAGATATATCTAAATTATAAATCTAAATGAGTTAGATATATCTTGCATTTTACGCTAGATTTATCTAATATTGATTTAGAGTTATTTATCTTTAAGGAGAAAAATATAAATCTATGCCAAAAATTGATAATTCAATTAAAGGTGATATGGCAGTAAAGCTCATTGCAGAGCTTGGCGGTGTTGTTGCTACAGCAAAGTTATGCCAAATCGCTTCATCTAGCGTTTGTTCTTGGAAGCGAATGGGAGTTCCAAGAGCGAGAGTTATGTTTCTTCAACTAAAAAGGCCTGACCTAAAAATTTGGAAGGAAATAGAAGTCTAATGTGGCATTTTACGGTTCCCAATTGGATTCTGTCATACAAGATGACTTCAAATGCAAAACTTATACTGATGCGTGCATTTAATCTTTGTGGTGATTCAGATACTCCAAGGTATCTTACGAACAAAGATCTTTCTGAAATGTTTGGTATTTCGGAAGGCACGGTTGGTAATGCATTTGCAGAGCTTGAAAGGGAAGGCTTTGTCACAACTTTTAGAAATCCACAAAACAAATGGGACGGAAAGAGATTTTTTAAATTAACTCCTAAGGCTTTGATATCTGATGAGGATATGCAACATATTGATTTATCTGAAAACACAAATTTTACAGATTCGAATAAACAAAATTTAAACTACGTAGATACAAATTTTGTGGATTCACAAAACACAAAAATTGCACTTTCTACATCTAAGAATATAGATAAGAGTAAGAATAAGAGAGAGAACACTCTCTGTTCAATCATTTCTTTATCTGGTCTTATTAAATTATTCAAAGATACAGCTAAGGTAATGAGCAATGAACACCCATTAGCTCAGACCCTTAATCTTAAACACGTAGCAGAGAAGTTTTACACAATTAAAGCTTCAGCTACATTCGCGACTGATGAAGCCTTAAATTCAGCTGTAACCAAATGGCTGTTAGACGAAATCGAACACGAAATGAACAGTGGTAAAAAATCATCCACCAGCAATCAGGTAGATGCATTTACTGCTATGGAAAGATTCAGTCAGTTTATCAATTCAAGAAATGATAAGAGCATAACCACTGGAACTGATTATGCCCTTAAGTCAATAACCAAAAAGGAGTAGGTAATGACTAATAATGATTATAGCAGATTTTCAGATCTGTGGGTGATGATGAGCTCTCTTAATGGTAATGAAGCTGAACCGTCAGAGAATCAGATTAAGGCTGCTTTTATGTTCTGCTCGGCTTATGAATTTGAGCTTATTGAGAAGACATTTGCAAATATGGTAGAGAATTCAATCTCTGTAACCATTGGCAATATCCTTTCCTGCCTCACACGCAACGGAATGACCAAAGAGCAGTTTAAAGCTCACGCTCAGCTTACTTACAGACACATCTCAAGATACTTCAACTGGTATACAGATGTAGTGTTTACCGACCGTCTTGCTGCACTTGCATTTCACGCTGTCCTTAAAAGTCACGCTGATTACTGCGAAAGTGCCAAGGCTGATGATGACAGACTCTGTAAAGCATTCGTTGACTTCTACACAAGCTATGACGTGACATCAATGCCTGACTATGTTGACGACTTAATGATCCAGTTTGCAAATTACAGAGCTGATGTTCAGAAGGTTGTCCTTGTTGGTGACAGAAACGCCTGTATCAACGTATGCAATTCGACTTATGGTGAAGGCAAATGGGTTGAAGTATCTACTGCAAGGAAACCTTCCGCAGTTCAAGAGCTCCCAAAGGTTGAGATGACCGAAGAAGAGCGAAAGAAGAATATTGATGAAGCTATTGCTGAACTTAAGGGGTTAATCTAATGGATATTATCAAGAATGTTGAAGCAGAGCGCGCTCTTCTGGGTGAGATTATCTTAAATGGTTCAGATACTTTTAATGCTGTGCTAGGTCTTGTATCAGCAGATGATTTTTTCGACCAGAATAATAAATTTATTTTTAACGCTTTATCTGAATTGTCTAAACAGGACAATTATGACATGTTCGATGTGATTCAAATTACTGATTCAATTAACAAGACAAATCACTCTGTAGATGCTTGCTATATTGCCAGGTTAACCGAAGAAGCTTTGGCTAAGGTTAAAAATACAATCAATAAAGCAACCATTATTCATGAAACAGCTCAAAAAAGGCGATTACAAATCGCTTTAAATGATTGTCTTGAGCTATTGGAGGGTAATTATCAGTCTGATGATTCAGAGAAATTAAAAGGCAAACTGTGTGCTGTTCTTAATAACTGCAATAATGAAGATATATCAGCATTGTATGAAGACGGCGCTCAAGTAGCTTTAAGACTGATTAACAGAATGAAGACTAATGACTCTGCAATACAGTATAAAACTGGTATTACTAAGCTTGATGTCATGCTTGATGGAGGTTTAAGAACCGAAACTTTAAACATTATCGGCGCTCGCCCTGGCGTTGGTAAGTCAGCACTTGCTACAGGCATCATTCTAAACGTTTTGAAGAATTATAAAGATATAGCTCCGAGCATTATCTTCTCCCTTGAAATGGGAAATGATCAAGTAATGCAGCGTATATTCTCTTCTTTTTCCGGTCAAAAGGGTTCACTGATTATGAGGAATGAGTTTGAATCTTATCAGTGGCGTAATTTAATTATGAATATGCGTGAAGCTTTAGAGCCAACCTCTGAAAATAAAATGCCTCGTTTACTGCTAAACGATAAAGCCTCATTAACTCTGACTGATTTAGAAATGACCGTATCAGAAGTATCACAAAGATTTGGCGGTGTTGGTGTCGTTATGGTTGATTATCTGCAGTTGATGCCGGTAGATACACGTAATCAAACCAGAGCTTCAGCTATTGGAGAAATCTCAAGAGGACTCAAAGAAATATCTCGCAAGTATAAAACTTCAGTAATCGCGCTCTGTCAGTTAAACCGAGAGATCGAAAACGGCAAGGCTGTGGAACCTAAGGCAAGTCATATTAAAGACAGTGGCTCGATTGAACAGGATGCAGATGTAATCGTTCTCATTACTCGTGATGGAGGCAAGGCTGATTTACACGTAGTCAAGAATAGAAACGGCAGTACAGGTAAAGTTGAATGCGCCTTTATTGGCGATGCATGCAAGTTTACTGATTTCTCAGAGGAAAAGATGCTCGAATGATAACAATTACAATGCCCGTTCCTGTAAGTGCCAATGCTCGACTTGTAAGGACGAAAGGAAGGCAGCTTACAAACAGCAAAAAATATAGAGAGTGGTTTATTGAGGCGTATCGTGAGGTACGCTCTCAGGTGCCAGAGCCTGACACAATTGAAGGATCTGTTGGCTTATCAGTAACGGTTCACTTTAAAGACCATAGAAGGCGAGACTTAGACAATATCTTAAAAGGCCTTCAAGATGTGTGTACTAAAGCTCTGCTGTGGCAGGATGACTGTCAGATAGATAATCTGCATGTTGTACGTGGTGAAGTTGATTCAGAAAAGAAAGGTTTTGTTGAAGTGAGGATCTGGGAGATTGGTGATGAGTAAATATGCGTATAAGGTAGAAGATGATAATCACGATATTGTAAACCACCCAAGCCACTATGCAGGCAAGGTTGAATGCATCGACTGTCTTGAGAGCGCGACTGAAGGTCTTGAGGGTATTGAGGCTGTATGTACTGCCAATGCGATTAAATATCTTTATCGCTGGAAGAAGAAAAACGGCAAACAAGACCTTGAAAAAGCAATTTGGTATATCAGGCGATTGATAAGTCACATCGAAAAAGAATAAAACAAACAGGAGATAAAGAAACATGAGAAGATCATACCCAAAACGCGGTGAGTTCTGGCACCATTTCAAAGGTAACGATTACTGCATTCTGGCTGTAGGTCATCATTCTGAAACTAATGAGGAAATGGTTGTTTACTGCAGAGCCGACGGATTAGATAAAAACTCATCAGCTGAAAATCCGTGTATCAGACCTTTATCAATGTTTATGTCGGAAGTTGATCACGATAAATACCCAACTACAAGACAGAAGTATCGGTTTATACGAAAAAGCAACTTTGAACCACCTAGGGTTCATGTTTAAAGGCAAAAAAAACAAAAAACGGCTTGAGGCAGAAAATGACAAGAGAACTTCAACAGGCAATAAAAGACGGATACAGTGCTGAGTTCTGCCGTTTACTAATGAACTATGGGATTTGGTCACGCTATTTCGGCTGTACCGGGTATAAATCTCATCATGAAGGCGTAATGGCTGTGATAGATGATGATACAGCGTTGCAGATAGACAAAGCTGTTCTCTTGATGAAGAGGAAGAGACCTAATCTGTATATGCTGTTTAGGATGTCACGCATTAACAGCTTAAGTGAATACGCTATTATGAATGAAATAAAATACAATACTCATAATAAATTTTGCCTGGATGCCGAACTTAAGCGTTCTGTTAAATATCTAAATGCTCAGGCTGTAAGAGAATTGATTGTACACGCTGAAAAGATGTTGCTGAATATACTGGAGGAGCAGCTGCGTGAAGAGCTTCATAGTTAATGGTAAAGAATATCGGTCGATGCGTGTTGCCTGTCGTGAGCTTAAGTGCTCTTACCAGAAAGTCAGAAGACTGTGCAGACATTATGTAAGGGCACAGAAAGATCCAGCAGTAGCTTTTGCATGGTGTCTTGGTACAGAACATAAAAGTTTGACTGAGCCTAAGACATTTAAGTACCAGCAGGATTTGGAGAAGGGGAGTTTAAGGCAGATTGCTTTTAAAGAGAGAGGGCTATTGATGTTAGCAGATGAGATTTAACTAGAAATTTTAAATAAATTTTGCATAAGATAGTGATGTGTGAGTTAAAATAAACTGAACTTGATAATAAGGAAAATATTATGTCAGTTTTAAGTGATAGCGAAATCATAAAATGTTTGAATGATAGGATTATAGATATAAATCCGCTTGTTTTAAATAATATACAACCTTCAAGCATAGATTTAACTCTTTCTGATGAAATAGAAATCATAACATCAAATGAAACTCTTGATTTAAGTCAGGTCAAGAATACTGAGGTTCTGGATAGGTTAGTGCTCAAATCTAAAATTGGTGATGGGTATATCCTAGAGCCTGGATGTATGGTATTAGGTTATACAAAAGAAGAGTTGTGCTTTACAACACAAGTTAATGGTAGGATCTGTAATAGAAACAGTTTAGCAAGATGGGGGCTTGATGCATCATTAGGCCATTACATTAATCCTAATTTTAAGGGAAGAATGCCTTTAGTTATTAGAAATGTTGGACCATTAAAGTTGATTCTACATTCTGATATGAAAATCTGTCAGTTGGAACTTCATTTACTTTCATTTTCTTCAATCAGAAATTACGAAAACAGACATGATTATGCTGCTTTTAAAGGTTCAATCCCCTCAGAATGGGAAGAAAAATTTGAAAAAGATTCTAAGGGTATGAATTCTACCTTGTCAGATTATCTTCACGAAAGAATTACATCTCATAGGTCTAAATAATGAAATATGACGATACTGTAAAAAATGTACAATACTTTCTTTGGGATTATATTGGAAAAAGAGTACTTCGTGATATTGCCAGTGAAGAGCTAAGAGAGATAGAACAACATAAAGAAAATAAAGATGATATAACAGATAAAACTATTGATAACTATATTACTCAAAACTACGAAAGACTTAAGAATAAGACTTTGGATGTTCTTAAAGATACTTCAAAAAAGTTGATTGGAAAATCAAGGTTATTATTGTTAGCATGCGATATTGGATTTATTTCTATTTTTTTGCTTATACCTCTATATCCATTATGTGGATATTTAGGTGTTATTTATGATCGACAAGATATTGACTATGGGGAGCTTTCTTCATGCATACTTGGAATAATACTTTTAGTTGTACCTTTTATAGCTTATCTAATTTCAATTTTTTTATCCAAAGGTAAAAAGGATCGTTAATGGATCGTTTTTATGAATTAAACTAAAAGACAATACAATGGCAAACTGTCATTAAGGATAACTGATTCAAAACAAGGCACCTCTAGCAGGTGCTTTTTTTATGTCTAAAACAAAGTGAGGAACAGGATGTCGTTATCTGAGATTTTCGCATCCTGCGCTTATTACATTGCTTCGGCTGTAATAGCTTTCTTTGTGGCACTGTGCTTCGACTTTTTAAAGAGCGAGCCACCAGAGAACTATAAAAAGCTGCTTGAGGCTGTAGTCTGTGGCTTCATGAGCTTTGCAATCTGTGGATATTGTAGTTCACACTTTGACTGGCTTTCTCAACTCGACTGTCTGTTTTTAGGCGTGGGAATTGGTGTATTAGGAGCCGGCAGAGTCAGTGAGTTGGCACTGCAGGTAGTCAGCAAGAAGTTTAACATCACAGTAGGCTCATCAAATGAAAAAGATTGAAGAGCGCACATCATTTAAGATTTTTAGATTTTGTCTCTGCTGGAGTGTTGAACTTTCAATTTTATTGACACTATCGTCATTAGGTCTTAGCTTTGTTTATATGCTTGTATCAATTTTGCTTGCATATATAACATATCAATACAAGACATAGTATGCAGATGTCATTCTTTACGAGGTATAGAAGATGCAAGCATCATCACACTGCATAGCACTGATTAAAGAATTTGAAGGTTTAAGAACTAAAGCTTATAAAGCAGATCCTAGTGAGAAGTATTACACCATTGGATATGGTCATTACGGCCCTGATGTAACCCCAACAATGGGGATTACATCAGATTATGCTTATGAACTTTTAAAGATTGATGTTAATCGATTTGCAAGTGATTTGAGCTGTTACATGGAGCGTGATCATATCAATCTGACACAGCCACAGTTTGATGCAGTTTTGTCGTTTGTTTATAACTTAGGATTTGCAAATCTTATAAGTTCGACTTTATGGAAAAAGCTTAAAGCTAAAGATTATAAAGGCGCATCTGAAGAATTTTGCAGATGGAATAAATGCAATGGCAAAATTTTAAAAGGTCTTATTGTAAGACGAGAAAAAGAAAAACAATTATTCTTGAGTGATTATGAATCTTAAATTGTTAGGTCTTTTGTCATTCCTGCTTGCTTGTTTGGGAAGTGGCTATGTAGGATATCAGATAGCCAGTACAAGCTATGAGCTTGAGATAAGTCATATACGCGAACAGAGCAAAGAGCAAGAAGCTTTAGCTTTACAGAATAAAAATGAGAGAGAGAATGTTTACAGCGAAGCACTCATCACAACTCAAAGTAAGATTGCGATATTTAATGATAGAATCGCTGCAACTTTTCGCGATCTTAACTCCTGGGCTGATAGCAATTTTATTACTGATAACAGTATCGGCTTGCACAACAGTAAAGACAATGCCAGTAGCAACACAGGTTTGTCCGACTCTACCACAACTGCCGGAGCAGTTTCAGACTGTGAATGTAGATGCAATGGAAAGAACACAGCAGAACTTCGCAGACTTTATCAAGAGCAACTGATTATCGCAAGAGACTGTGATATCACAGCATCTTACTACAATGAGCTTATTAAGTTTTATGAGCACGTCAGCCAGCGTTAAAGGTACTCCCAGAGGTCGCTGATGAGCTCGGGTGGTGAAGCGCCCGAAATTTGTCTAGCCAAATAGATTTTTAAAATGTGGCCGCCACTATAAAATAAAGGTGCAATCCAATGAATCTAAACGTTAGTGCCTGGTGGCAAACAAAAATAGACCTATATCGTCATAAGGTTTATAGGTTAGCTGTCGGTGTTATTGTGCGTCATTCCATTTATTGGGAAAAGAGAAATGGAAAAAACTCTGAAATAATAAATGGCACCGGCCTTTATAAAGATTGTATGCACAATAACTATCATATTGATTTTCAGATCAAGAAACTTAAAACTCTTGATATCGGTGAGAACTCATAAGTTTTCTAATGGTTAATGCTGAAGGATGTTTATATAGATGGAGATATTCTTCTTCAGAAATGTCGTAAAGTATGATCTTTCTTTGATTAACAAGAAAAACTACTAATTCATTTCCTCCTTGGTATTCAACTTCAGCAAATTCTTGTTCATCTATGTGAATAATATTGTCAATAATCATATAAAGTTTCCTCAAGGTCAATGCATAGATGATCAAACAATTATTGTGCATTTCTAATTTTAAAATATTCTAATGAATTTTTCTGACGGTATTTCACAAACTGCTTTAGCTACACAATTAAATATATCCAGAGTTCATGTAAGACGTCTGATTGATAAAGGTGTATTTGTTACTGATGATTCAAAACGTGTAAGCTTAAGCGCTGCTAAAAAGGCATATGCTGAGCACCAGAACTCAGTAGACAAAAATAAAAGAAATAAATCAAGAAAGACTGCATTAAACCTGATAAATGACTTAAAAGAGACTTCTTCTAACGATAATTTCGATGATACTTATAAAAAATGGTTATCAGAGATAGATGTCGACCCAATAACCGTTTTAAATTCAGCAAAAGCTTACCTTACAGCTCTGCAGACAAAGCAGGAGAAGTTAAAGCTTGATGAGCTTGAAGGCAGACTCTTTTCAAAGGAAAAAGTTAATGCTGATGCCGAAAAGATTGGTCAGCTGATGAGATCAAAGCTATTAAGTCTGCCAACACGAGTTGCAACACTATGTGAGGGCAGAACAGCAAGAGACATTGAAGGAATTATCACAGATGAACTCAACAATGCCCTTGAAGAACTGCAAAAACTCTACATTGAGTAATCTTTTTTCGTCAGCATTTAAGAAGACACTAAAGCCAAGACCAAGATTAACAGGCTCTCAATGGGCTGACAGTTACAGAATGGTAGCTGCTGGAACATCTCCAGAGCCAGGACAATGGCGAACAATCAGAGTTCCTTATATGAAGGAACCTCTTGATATGGCAACTTCTCACAGCATAGAGAAAGTAGTTATTATGGCAGCTTCTCAGGTTGCCAAATCAGAGCTTTTAATTAACGTCTTAGGTTATTACATAGATCAGGAGCCATCATCAATTATGATGGTTCAGCCTACTGTAGATGCTGCCGAAGCGTTCTCAAAAGAACGTATTGATCCAACCTTGCAGGCCTCACCGGTTCTAAAAGAAAAGATGAGCGTAACTGTGAAGGAAGAGAACGGCAGATCTCGTAAATCAGCATCAACCATCAGAATGAAAAGCTTCATTGGTGGTTATCTTGCAATGGTAGGTTCAAATTCTCCTTCCGGGTTGGCCTCGCGTCCTATTCGTGTACTGTTGTGTGATGAGATTGACCGATTCGGTTCAACTCAGGAAGGTGACCCTCTAAAACTTGCTGTACAGAGAACACAGAATTTTACAAACCGTAAAATTGTGTTCGTATCCACACCAACAACAGAAGACAGAGCAGATGGTCCTACCATCTTCAATGAATTCATAAAGAGCGATCAACGTGAGTTCTTTGTTAAGTGTCCTCATTGTGGTGAACGCTTTGAAATGGCGTGGGGTAACGTTAAGTGGGAAAAAGACAGCTCTGGTGATGTTATTGAAGACAGTATCAGAATGGAGTGTCCTCACTGCAATCAGAGGGTAAGAGGCAACGGAAAACCTGACCCATATCTGCTTGAAAGCGGTATCTGGGTTCCAAAAAATCCTGAATCTCGTGTTAAAGGTTACCATTTAACGTCATTGTGTTCTCCTTGGGTTGAACTTCGCGACCTTGTAGCTGAATTTACTGAGGCTACACGAAAGAAAGATAAAAACGGTCTTCAGGAGTTCGTTAATCTTAAGCTCGGTGAACCCTGGCATGAAGATGAGGCAGATCTGAATTTATGGGAAAAGCTCTCTGAAAGACGTGAGTTCTACCCTAGTGAAGGTCTACCTTCAAACATCGCAATGATTACCTGCGGTGTTGACGTTCAGCAGGACAGACTCGAAGCTTCAGTATTTGGATGGGCTGAGGGATACGAAAGTTACGGCATACGTCACTGTGTATTTTACGGTGATCCAAAACTTACTGATGTATGGTCAAATCTTGATGCTTTACTGCTTGAGAACTTCAGACTTGAAGATGGCAGAGAGCTGAAGATTAACTGCACGTTCATTGACTCAGGTGACGGTACTATGACTGATACAGTCTATCAGTACACAAAGCCAAGAGAAAAAGCTCGTGTATTCGCAATAAAAGGCTCATCTGTAGCTGATAAAGCATTAGTAGACAGACCTACACAGAATAACCGTTTCCGTGCTCATCTTTTTGTTTTAGGTGTGAGTGCCGGTAAAAAACTTGTAATGAACAGATTGTCTGTTCAGGATATCGGTCCTGCATTTGTTCATTTTCCGCGTTCTCGTGATGATGGCTTTACAGACGAATACTTTCAGCAGTTAACTGCAGAAGTATTTATCAGAAAGTTTGATAAAGGCAAACTGACAGAAAGCTGGAAGAAGATCAGAGAACGTAACGAGGCTCTTGACTGCTGTGTATATGCAACTGCAGCTATCGAGCTGATGAGACCTGTCTTTGAAAGATTATTGTTAGATAAAGGCGAAACAGTAAAACAACCTGCTGTTTCCTCAGGCGCACCTAAGCGCCGATTCTCCAAAGGTGTCGTATGACAGTTTTAAAAAGTTACAGAGGCATCTCCTACGAGACAGCCAAAGCAAAATTACAGATGTGGCTTGACTGTGAAGATGCAATTGCAACTGGTCAGAGCTACACCATCGGTTCTCGCTCTTTAACCAGAGCTAACCTAAAAGATGTTCACGATGCGATTGCATACTGGTCTTCTATCGTGACAAAGTGTGAATGTGGCAGAAATGGGCCACGGATTCAGAGAGCTATTCCTCAGGACTTTTAAATGGCAAGACGTAACACAAAATTAAGAACTGCTGCAAAGAAAAGCAACAGTCAGAGTGCTGTTGCAAGCCGTAAGATAGTTAATAGTGGATACAGTAATTACGGTGCAAGCTATGCTCGTAAATCTCTGATTGGGTGGCTTACTCATTCAGCCTCTGCAGACGAAGACATTACAGACAATATCAAGGTATTGCGTGAGCGTTCCCGTGATTTGTATATGGGTGTACCTCTTGCAACCGGTGCCTTAAAGACTATCAGAACCAACGTTATTGGCTCTGGTCTTATGATGAACTCTCACATTGATTATGAGCTCTTAGGTCTTACACCAGAGCAGGCAGTTGCATGGCAGAAGAACACAGAACGTGAATGGCTCTTGTGGTCTGACGATGTGAACTGCGATGCTTCAAGAATGTGTACCTTCTATGAGTTTCAGGCATTGGCTCTGTTATCAACACTGATGAGTGGTGACTGCTTTGTAGCACTGCCATTCATTAAAAGACCAAACTGTCCTTATGACTTAAGGTTAAGCCTTATTGAAGCTGACAGAATCTGTAATCCTAATGATCACTTTAACTCTGACAACTCAATCCTTGAAGGTGTAGAGGTGGGAAGCTACGGTGAACCAGTAGCATACTGGGTGGCAAAGTATCATCCTTACTCAACTCACAGACCTTTAAACAATCCTAATCAGGAATGGAAGAGAGTGCCAGCCTTTGGCGCCAAGAGCGGCAGAAGAAATATGCTGCACCTGATGAGTGATATCGAAAGACCAGCTCAGCGCCGTGGTGTTCCTCTGCTTGCACCGGTAATTGAATCATTAAAACAGCTTGGCAGATATACAGATGCTGAACTTGTTGCAGCTGTCGTCAGTGGTTACTTTACTGTGTTTATTACTCAGGAGAACCCAGAAAACGGCATTGATTCGATGTTAAGTGGTGGCGCTGATGTATCAGCAAGGACTGCTGATATTGATGATGTGTCTCTTGGTAATGGCGGTATAGTAAACCTTGCTCCAGGAGAGAGTGTATCTACTGCAAATCCTGGCAGGCCTAATACAGCTTTTGACGGTTTTGTAACTGCTATCTGCAGACAGATTGGCGCAGCTCTTGAGCTTCCTTATGAACTCCTAATGAAGTCGTTCACATCTTCCTACAGTGCCTCAAGAGGTGCAATCCTTGAGGCCTGGAAGATGTTCCGTATGCGCCGACAGTGGATGGTTAACCGTCTGTGTCAGCCTGTATATGAAGAGTGGCTTTCTGAAGCTGTTGCTAAGGGCAGAATCAATGCTCCTGGTTTCTTTGATGATCCAGCAATAAGAAAAGCATGGTGTTTAGCTGACTGGTCTGGTGATGCTCAGGGACAGTTAGACCCAAGCAAAGAAGCACAGGCAGCCAAGATTAGAGTGGATGAAGGATTCTCTACGCGTGAACGTGAAGCTGCAGAGCTCACAGGTATGGCTTTTGACATTATCGCAAGCCAGCGTGGCAGAGAAGAAAAGCTGATGAGTGAAAATAACATCAGACCTCAGAACAATAATCCTATCGTTGAACCTCAAAATGTCGAGGAAAGTTAAAAATGACAATGAATATTCAGGCAAAGGCAGGTAATGAAACCTGTCTTTCTTTTTATGGGCCTATCATGGAAGGCTTCTACGAAGACGAGAAGTGCTTTGATGAGGCAAAGGTTGCTAAAGCATTTGCAACTATCAATCCTACCAGCAAGTTAACTGTAATGATTAACTCTCCTGGTGGCAGTGTTGATTCAGCTTTGGCTATCAACGGTATTCTGTCTCAGCATAAGGGTGACATTACTATTCACGTTGCCGGTCTTGCTGCTTCAGCTGCAACCTTAATCACTTCATTAAAGAACGCCAAAACTGTCATTTCAAAAGGGTCTCTGATGATGATCCACAACCCAATGAGTGTAGTTTATGGCAACGCTGATGAAATGAACAAAGAAATCGAAGTTCTTGATAAGTGTGCTGAATCAATGAGATCGCTTTACAAAGATAAGACAGGTCTTTCAGATAACAAGATTAAAGAGCTGATGGATGCAGAGACATGGCTTACCGCCGAAGAGGCTGTAAAACTTGGCTTTGCTGATGAGCTTGACGAGAGTGAGCCGGTGACGGCTTGTATTAAACCAAATCACATTCTGGCTATTGCTGGTCACGAGTGGGATTTGAAGGACTTACCTCTACCATCAAAGGAGATGTTAATGAGTAAGAAAGTAGATCCTGCCGTAACCGAACAGCAGCCAGAAATTAAGGCTCCAGAGGCTAAGGCAGATGAGAAGCTGATGACAGCTCAGTCTTTACAGGCAGAGCAGCCTCAGTTATTCGACGCAATTGTTGCAGAAGCTGTAAAAGCAGAGCGAGAGCGCATTAAAGCGTTAGCTGACATCGATACTGGTGCAAACCACGATATGGTTGTAAAGGCTATGTTTGACGAGCCACGCACTGCAGAGCAGGTTGCAATTGAGACCTTAAAGGCTCAGAAAGAACACGCTAAGACCGTGCATAACGCTTTAGCTGATGATGCTGAAGAAGTATCAAAGACTCTTGCAGACAATGTAAGTGCTGAAGGTGCTTTAGCAGACAATCACGCTTCAGAGCGAGAGGCACTCGTTAAAGCTGTTCATTCAAATTTAAAAAACTTAAATGGCTATAAATAGGAGCTATCAAAATGGCTGATTTAATGAAAACAGAATCAACTTCATATGATTCTTTAATTTCTGGTCTCAATCGTTCAGAGATGAAGACCTTCCCTGTAACTGTATTAGAAGGCCAGAACTTAAAGCGTGGTGCTTTAGTTAAGTTTGCTGCCGGTAAAGTACAGGCAGTGGCTGAGACAACTGACACTGTATTTGGCATTATTGCTGAAGATGTAGATGCAACAGCAGGCGACCTTGCTGGTGTTGTATACGTAAACGGTGACTTCAACGCTGATGCTATTGTATTAGCTGAAGGTTTAACCGCTTCAGATTTCGTTTTAGCTGCACGTAATGTCGGCATTTTTCTTCGTTAACTAGGAGACTTCAATGTCTGTTTCAATTTTCGAACCACGTACCATGTTTGAGATGGTAAATAATGAGTATCGTGCCCGTTCATTCTTACGTGACCGCTACTTCAAGAATGTTAAAACTTTCAATACCGAGACTGTAGATATTGATATCGTTGGTGCCGGCAAGCGTAAGGTTGCACCTTTTGTGGGTCGTCGTATCGGTGGTACTTTAGATCTGCGTGACGGTTACAAGACTCACTCATTCAAGCCTGCTTACATTGCACCATTCCGTGTATGTACTGCTGAGGATGCTTTAAAGCGTTTACCTGGTGAGCAGTTATATGCAGGCAAAGATCCAAATGAGCGCGCTGCATCAATCGTAGCTCAGGACTTAAATGAGCTGGATAAGGAAATTACCCGCGCTGAAGAGGTTATGTGCTCTCAGGCTTTAACTACCGGTAAGATTGTGGTTAAGGGCGAGGGTGTAGATGATGTTGTTGATTTCTGGGGTGACTTAGCTCCTTCAGAGAAACCATCTGCTACAGTTAGCACCTTATGGTCAGCAACCAATGCAGATCCTCTTACTGATTTAAGATCACTCTGCCGTGATGTAGCTCAGAAGTCAGGCTTAACTCCAGTTGAAATTATCGCTGGTGCTGGTGCTGCAGATGCTCTTATCAACGCTTTAAAGGGTGATGCTAATGCATTCAATTCACGCCGTATCGACTTAGGTCAGATTAACCCACGTGAGCTTGAAGATGGTGTTTCATACTTAGGTGCTTTACGTCTTCCTAACTTAGACGTTTATACCTACGATGAGTTCTACTATGACGAGGCAACTGGTAGTGAATTACCAATGATTCCAGATGATTCAATCCTCATTGCCTGCCGTAATGTAGCAACCACTCGTGCTTATGGCTTAGTAGATGTTGTTGACGTTAAGAACGACACTCACAGCTTTGTTGAAGGCGACCGCGTACCAAATTCATGGTTACAGATGTCAAATCCAGCAGGTCGTATCGTTCAGTTAAAGTCAGCTCCTTTAATGATCGTAAACCAGCCTTTAGGCTTTAAGATTGTTAAGGTTATCTAATATTGAAGCTCCTTCATTTGAGGGGGCTTTGATGGATGGAAGATTATGAAAGTTACACTTACTAAAAATGTTTTATTAAAAGGTTCAGTTTTTGGTGTTGGTTCAGTTGTTGAACTCAACGACAACGAAGCTCAATCTTTTATCGCACGCGGTCTTGCTCAGAAGGATAATCTAAAAGAGGAAACCTCTATAGATGAACTGATTGAAGCAATTCCACAGCAGAAAACATCTAAAAAGAAGAGTAGATAATGAATTTCAAGGAAGCTTTGGCCAATGATCTTGATAATACCTTCCTGAACACCGAAACCTTTGCAGACGAACACCTCTTTAATGGTCAGAAAATAAAAATTGTTGTTGATGATGATCGCCTTGACTCAGCTCAGGGCAGTTACAACAATGGTGTGTTTTCTCACCTTACAGAAGTTTATGTAAAGGATGGTGAGCTTGAGGTTATTCCTACCAGAGGCCAGGAAGTAAATCTTGATGGTCGTACATATGTGGTTCGTTCCGTATCAGTCGAGTATGGAGTTAACCGCATCGTTCTATCTGACGTTGAACAATGAGTATAAAGATTTCTTTTGGCAACAAAGGTTCACCCTTTGAAGATATGGAAGCAGTTGCTGCAAAAGCAAACAGAAGAGCCTTGTCTCGTACTGTATCTTATGCACAAACCCATATTGTTAAGAGTCTGAAAGAAAACTTTACTATTCAAAGTAAGGCCGTCAAAAGCTCTATGAGAGTTCGGAAAGATGACAAAAGCGGTGCTGCACAAATAATTGTGTCAGGACCTCCTTTAGGAATCGACAAATACTCTGTTAAGCCTAAATACGATACAACAGGTTCATCCCGTAGGCCTGTAATCGTATCTGTTACTCGCGGTGTCAACAAAACTGTAGGTAACGGCTTTATATGGCAGGGTCACGTATTCAGGCGACAGACAGATGGAAGATTACCGATTGAAAAGGTGGTAGGTCCAGCTGTTGCTCAGATACTTGATACTCCAGAAGTGTTAGAAGAAATCTCTGAAAATACTCAAGAGTTTTACGAAAAGCGTCTTAATCACGAAATTGATCATTTAATGGGTAAAGATGGTAGTTAATGAATTATGCAAGGCAATTCATACATTTTGTGAGGATAAGCTGAAAGAATTACTTCAGCCGATTCCAGACAAAGTGACTGAAATGCGCCCTGGCTCTCTTAATCCTCATATTCCACTGCAGCAATCAGAGGAAGAATACGATATCGGTCACGTCAAGCACATAACTGTGTTTACAGGCTATTTACCGCCAAAAAGAAAAAGTGACTCTGATGATTATCCTTTCTTACTGATAGTTCCAGTATCTGGAAGTTATGAAGATGGAGTGGCAACTGCCAAGGTTCAGCTTTATGCTGGCTCATGGCATAACGGCTCTGATGGTTTTACCGAGGTGATGAATATCATCGAAAGGTTAAGCCAGGCTTTTATGTCTATGCCATTTAGCAGACTTGAGAACAGATACATTTTAGAGACCCCGCTTAATTGGGTATTTCCTGATGTATCACAGCAGGCTGGCGCTCCAAAGATGTGGCAAGCTGTATTAACTACCGATTGGACCTTTACCTCTTCTACAAATAATCTTCCACTTTCAACTGAATATCCATACTAAAGGTGATTTCATGGCTAAATTAGAAAAGGTTGAGCAGGCTGAAGTTAAGAAGTCTGCAGAACCTGTATTCCCAAAGATCTATGTCGGACCTACTGTTCATAAAGTAGGTCTTATACATAATCAGGTCTTTTCCGGTCCTTCTTTACCAGAGAATATCAGAGCATTGGTTGCTAAAGCTCCTGCTTTAACAGCTTTAATTGTACCTGTATCTCAGATTAAGGTTCCATCAAAAGACCTGGTTAAGGCTTTTGTTTCTCAGTTAGGAGAATAAACGGATGTCATACGTACACGGCATTAAAATCAGTGAGGTGCCAACTTCCTTACTGCCTGCAGCTGAAGTTGATTCAGCTATTCCTTTTGTAGTTGGTTGTGCTCCAATCAATCAGGTTGACGAGAGCAATGTAAACAAGCCAGTGCTCTGCTATAGCTATGATGAAGCTGTAAAAGCCTTTGGCTTTCAGCCTGCTGTTGAGGCTGAAGACGGCTTTAAGCGTTATGCCTATAACTTGTCAGAGGTTATGTACTCAGAGTTTGCTCTGTTTGCTGTATCTCCAATTGTTATGGTTAACGTTTTAGATCCTAAGAAGCACAAGAAGTCTGCATCAACAACTGTCATCAAGGTGGATGCTAATTCTGGTACTGCAGTAATCGAAGAGATTGGTATTATCAAGTCTTCATTAGTGCTTAAGTATTCTGGTACTGCTTATACCGAGGGTACAGATTATACCGTATCATTCGAAGATAACGGCTACTGCCTCATCTCTTCATTAACTGATGAAGATGGCAATTACAAGTTATCACTGCAGGATATCAACGTAACTGCTGAAGTTTTAGATCCATCTATGGTAACTTCTGCTGACATCATTGGTGGCGTAGATACCGAAGGTAACAAGAAGGGCTTTGAGCTTTTAGCTGATGTATTCCCACAGTTCAGAGTTGTACCTTCAATTCTTGCAACTCCAGGTTACTCATCAGATCCTGAGGTTGCAGCAGTTATGTCAGCTAAGGCTGATGATATCAACGGCTGTTTCAGAGCTATCTGCCTTGTTGATGTACCAACCGAGACTGTGAAGAACTACACACGCGTTGCTGCATGGAAGAATAACAACAATATCGTGAAGGTAAATCAGATCTGCTGCTGGCCAATGCTTAATATGTCTGGCACACTGTATAACTACACTTCACAGCTTTTAGCTCTGTTAGCTAAAGTTGACAGTACTAACGATGGCATTCCTTATGTATCACCTTCAAACAAGAATCTTGAATGCACAGGTATTGCTTTAAAGGATGGTACAGAGATCAATCTTGATTTAGACAAGGGCTCCTACTTAAACGGCAATGGTATTGTTACCGCACAGAATCTTTTTGCAGGATGGAAGTGCTGGGGTAACAGAACAGCTGCATATCCAGATAACACTGACGTAAAGGATTCATTCATTCCTCTGCGCAGAATGTTTATCTTTATCGGCGTTCAGTTACTTCGTACTTTCTGGCAGCGCTTAGATTATCCATTAAACCGCAGACAGATTGATACTATTCTCGATAGCGCCAATATCATGCTTAATGGTTACGCTTCAAGACAGTACATCTTAGGTGGTCGTGTAGAGTTCCGCGAAGACGAGAACACTACCACAAATCTGATGGATGGTAAGGCTGTATTCCACGTATATATCACTCCACCTTCTCCAAATCGTGAGATTGATTTTGTACTCGAATACGATACCTCATATATTTCTACCCTGTTTGGTTAAAGAGGATTACATAAATGGCTAATGCAACTACTCAGCCAATTCGACTGACTAACTTTATGGTCTATAACTCCTCAAAGCAGGTATTAGGTGTGGCAACAGCCACACTTCCATCAATTGAAGCTCAGACCGACACTATTACCGGTGCTGGTATTGCTGGCGAAATTGATATGCCTACTTTAGGCCATTATGGCTCAATTACTGTGTCTTTATCCTTCCGCTCTTTAACAGCTGAAGCTGTAGAGCTGGCAAAGTGCAAGTCACACGAACTTGAATTAAGAGGCTCTTTGCAGGTTCATGATTCATCATCTGGAGAGATGAGAACAGTTCCTGCCCGTCTTGCTTTACGCTCAATTCCAAAGTCATACAATCTAGGTTCATTTGAGCCTGCTTCTGGTACTGATTCAGAGCTTGAGATGGAAGTTGTTTACTTAAAGTATGTGCTTGATGGCGAAGAGAAGATTGAAATTGATAAGCTTAACTTCATTGCCAAGTTCAATGGTGATGATCTGTTAGCTTCAGTTCGTTCTGATTTAGGCTTATAAGCCGTTAACGACCTTGCAGATTAACCTGCAGGGTCATATTTAATTCTGCAAAAAGGACAAATTAAAATGGAAATTACATTAAATTCTGTATACAAGTTTGAAGGCGAATCTTTTGAGAAGATTGAAATCCCTGTAGACACCCTTAATGGTGACCAGTTAATTAAGATTCAGAAGGACTATAAAAAGCTTCTGACCAACAACACCGCTCGTGCTGCAGCAGAGAATTTAACCCTGTTAGCCGGCAATGCTGAGTTTCAGGTTTTTCTTGCTTCAACCTTAACTAAAAAGCCAATGGATTTCTTTACCGGTCTTCCTGCAAAGGATTTCCTTAATTTATCAATGACTCTGACCAGTTTTTTACTGGCATAGGGATAGATGTTAATACACCACTTCAAGAGCAGACTGACAGCTTAAGACGTGGTGTTATTCGTTTATCTCAATATCTACATTCAGATTATATGTCTCTTATGGCTATGCCTCTTGATGAGCTAATAATTCTTATTCAAGAGGTTGTCAAAGAGCAGAAAGCTGAACAAGAATCAATCAAAAAAGCTAAAGGATCTTAACCCATGGCTACTGAACGTGAACTTGTTTTAAAGATTGCAGGAGAAATTTCAAAGACTTTCGAGAAAAGCATTAAGCTTGCCGAAGGTAAAGTCTATGAAATGGGCTCAGCAATGCATAAAACAGCTGAACAGGCTGATATTATGCAGAAAGTCATGGGTAAGCGTTCAGAAGTAGATAAGGCTCGTGAGCAGTACGATAAAGCTCAGAAGAAAGTATCTGAACTATCAGCAAAGATGCAGGGAAATGAAAAAGTAACTGCATCAATGAATCGTCAGTATGAGAATGCCTGCCATAGAGCCAATGACTATAAAGCAAAGATTGATACTCTTAATAGTGAATTATCAGAGTACGAGAAGAAGACAAATACTGCAGGTAAAGCAACTAAAGAGCTTGAAAGAGCGCAACAGCGCCACTTAGAGACTCTTGAAAAACAGCAAAAGGCAATCGCACACGCATCTAAATACCAGGCTTTAGGAGAGCAGATTTCTCAGTCTGGAAAAAATATGAGGTTGTCTGGAGTAACATCAATTGCTGAGGGTTACGGGCTGTTAAAACTGGCAACTAAACCTTTAAAGGATGTTACCGAATTTAGCGCCCAGACTGCTCAGTTATCTTTACTGACTGACCAGGCTGAGACTTTGATGCAGAAGAACCTTGAACTGTCTCAGTCATATTCTGCATCTATAGAGACCTTGCAAAAACTTGAGGCTTTAGGTATCAAAGCTGGTACTGTAGATGCAAAGAATGCTCAGCAGATCTTCGAATATGCTGATAATGTATACAAGGCATCAGAGGCTCTTGGAATGAGCGCTGAGGCTGTTGGCAATGCATACAATCAGTTTAATGATCAGTTAACTGGTGATACAGAAAAAACTAAAGCCTTATTTGACACTATTAACTCAGTATCAAAAGTTGCTCAGGCTGATGCTGAAACTCTGATAGCAACAATGCAGGGCTCTGCAACTGTCGTTAAGTCATTTACATCCCTGACTAATGAACAGATTGTAGGCTTGTCTGCAGCATTTGCAAAGATGTCATCATCAGCCAGTGCGGCAACCACTTCGCAGACATTGTTTATTAAAGCTTTGACTGCCGGCAAGGGTGCAACCAAGAAACAGCTTGAAGGCTGGAACAGACTTGGTATCAGTGCCGAGAAGCTGGCTCTTGCAATGAATGGAGGGCCAGAATCTGCTCAGGCGGCAATCTCTGAAGTTTTAACTGCTTTAAACAAGTTACCTCAGGCGGAGAAGCAGGTAGCTCTTTCAAGTATCTTTGGCAAGAACCAAGAGCTGTTGGCTACCTTGGATAAGTTAGCCTCTAATAAGGCTGGATACTTTGATCTTGGTATGAACTCAGCAACTGCAGATAATACCGGCTCAGTTCAGAGAGATTCAGGCAAGATAGAAAATTCTACTGCAAAGCAGCAGGAGATTTTGAACAATAATCTGAAGGCTTTATCTGTAATAATCGGTCAGGAGCTTTTACCGGTATGGAATCAGCTCTTGGCAATTATGGTTAAGTCTCTTAAGGCTGTAGCTGATTTTGCAAAGCAAAACTCAGGTGCAACGAAAGCGATTATTGGTATAATCGGCGTTATGGGTAGCCTCAAGATTATTTTAGGTGTATCAACCTATTTGATTGGTGGCTTGGTCTCAATTATTGGAAAAAGCGTTTACATATACGGCTTGGCAAGAAAAGCAATTCTGGTCTATAACGGGACCTTAGCTGCGTCTTCTGTTTGTATGAAAGTTGCCATTGCTCTTGCCAAAGGTTTAGCTGCTATGTTCCATCTGCAGACCTATAAGGTTATTGCCTTAACCGTAGCGCAAAAAGCTATGAGTGCAGCAATGCTTGTAGCATCAGGTGTAATGAAAGCATTAGCTGTGGCTGGAAGAGTATTAAATCTCGTGCTTCTTGCTAATCCAATCGGTCTCATTATAGGCTTGATTGGCGGTCTGATTGCTGCAGGTGTTTGGCTCTATCAGAACTGGGATACGGTCAAGGAAAAGGCAGCTGCAATATGGGGCTGGTTTGCCAAGATGTTCCCTGGCGTAGCCGGAGTCATTACAAACCAGATAGGCAGAATTATTGACACCCTTAAGTCAGTATGGGAGAACATCAAATTTGTATTCTCTAATATTATTGATTTTGTTAAGAATGTCTTTACTGGTAATTGGTCTGATGCCTGGGAGAATGTAAAAAACATCTTTGTTGGTGTGTTCTCCTCCTTAGGAGCTCTCATAAAACTGCCTATCAATGGCATTATCGAGATGATTAACCTTGCATTCAGCAAGATTGGCTCGATAAGTCTCAATATTCCTGACTGGATACCTGGCATTGGCGGTGAAAAATACTCATTTGCTCTACCTCAGATACCTCTTTTAGCAAATGGCGGTATTGCTACAGCTCCAACACTTGCTATGATTGGTGAAGGCGCTGAAAGTGAAGCTGTGCTTCCTTTATCAAGGCTTGATTCTCTCTTAAGTGGTGGGGCACAAGGTTCAGCTAATTCATCAAATGTAACTGTTAATTTTAATCCACAGATTACAATTAGTGGCAGTTCTGACGATGATGCATATGCTCAGGTAAAAAGAGCTCTTAACGAAGGCTCTTCAAGTCTTAGAAGAGAGCTTGAAAGAATGTTTGCTGATAGAGCCAGATTATCTTATGTATAAACAGAAAGGATAGCTTTAGGCTATCCTTTTAACAGTTATTTGTTTGCATTAAGCAACCATTCAAGAAATGTTACTGTAATGTTTGATGGAATAGATAGTAGGTCGATCATTATTCCTGGTTCTAATCCCAAAATACTATCAATAGAGAAAATAATAAAAGCCAATACTGCTGTAATAAAAGTTAACATTAACCACCCAATGACTGACACAACAATAAAGTAAGGTGTAAGAAATAAGGTGGTTACAAATCTTTCATTGTTCATTCTATCTATGTTATCTCATATTTAATGATGTAATTCTTATTTAAATTATAGTCCAAAAATGAGTAAAATTTATACATCAATTCAAGGTGACACCTGGGATAAAATTGCAAAAGACAAGCTTGGCAGTGAATTTCTTATGGCTAAGCTAATCGAATGCAATTTTAATTTAAGACACTACGCTATTCTTCCTGCAGGTATTAAAGTAGTAATACCTGATATTGCAGTTGACAGACAGACACTAGACCCACAGTTATTACCACCATGGAAACGATAAATGCCTGATACTCCAGTATTACAGACTCAAGTTCACGTGTACTACGGTACAACCGACATTTCAAAGGATGTATACGAGGATTTACTGTCAATTTCATATACAGATAAGATTGAAGATGAAGCTGATGAGCTTACCGTAACCTTAAAAGATGAGAAAGGTAAGTGGGCTGGCGCCTGGTCTCCAGAGCGCGGTGCCAAGGTTAAAGCGGTTTTCAATACTGAAGGAAGAGGTTCAGTTAAGACCGATACAATGATTGTAGACAATCTTAAAACATCAGGCTCTCCTAGAGTATTTGAGTTCCAGGCTGTAAGTATTCCGCTTGATAACACCTTCAGACGTACTGCAAAAACACGTAATTTTGAGAAATTATCATTAAAAGACATCTCTAAACAGCTTGCTGAAGAGTCGAATCTTGCGTTTATGTGGGATTGCGAGGATGACAACAATCCTGAATATGACAGAGTTGATCAGAAACAGGAGAGTGACCTTGCCTTCTTAAAGAGGCTCTGTAATGATGCTGGATTGAGCATTAAAGTGGGAGCTGAAACATGTATTATCTTTGATCAGTTAAGCTATGAGAAAAAGCCATCTGTTAAGACATTAACTCTTGGTGCAAGTCATATTTTATCCTGGTCATTTCAGTCTCAGCAGTCACAACGTTATAAGTCTTGTACCGTAAAGTGGCGCAATGTTAAAGCCAAAACAAAATCAGCAGGCGGTCCTGCACCGGCTGCAACTGCAGAAACATCGACAGCTGGTGGTGCTGATATCTATGGTAATAACGATACTGACAAGAAAGATAAATCAAAGAAAGGTCAGCAGAGCTTAAAAACTGAATACATAGACTACACCTACACGGATGAGTCGGTAGAAGAGAGCGGTCAAGCGTATGTGTTAAAGAAACGCTGCTCCAATCAGGCAGAAGCTGAGCGCGTAGCAAAAGCTACTTTAAGAAAACTTAACTTAAGGCAGACATCTGGTTCTTTATCGCTTGTCGGTGATCCTTTAATGATTGCCGGCAATGTAATTGAACTTAAAGGATTCGGCTCATTTGATGGTAGATTTATCATTGAATCAGCAAACCATAGTATGACAAGTGGTGGATATACCACATCTATAGATGTAAGACGTGTAAACGAGGTTTACTGATGTCAGACTTATTTGGTTCTGAGAGCGTTGAGGCTCTTTCTCGCACAGTATCACAGCTAATAAGAGTAGGTGAGGTGTCAAGCATTGATCCGGTCAAGCATACAGCAAGAGTTACCTTTCCTGAAGAGGATAATTCAACGAGTTATGATCTTGCTGTTCTGGTCAGAAACTCTTACGACAATCACGATTATAATATGCCTGACATTGGTGAAGATGTGCTTTGTCTGTTTCTTCCGAATGGTCATGAAGATGGTTTTATTCTTGGTTCATTCTATGCAGGGCAGATAAAACCTCCTACCACAAACAAAGATGAGCGAAAGGTTGAGTTTAGTGATGGGACAACCGTTACCTATAACCGTTCTACTCATGAGCTTGATGTTGTAATTGAAGGTACACAGATCCACGCTGACAGACAGACGGTTGATATAACAACTCCTAAGACAGTTAACATCACTACAACTGATGCGACTGTAACAGCAAGCGGGAATATAAAACTAAGTGCCGGAGATAACATAGATATAAAAGCCGGCGGTGTTGTAACAATTCAAGGTTCTACAGTTAATATCAATTAAGGATAATATATGCCAGCAATTACAAGGCAAGGTGACTCTGATACAGGACATGATGCATGTCCTGGAACTCCATTATCCCGGGGAAGTCCTAATGTAAATATTAACGGTAAAGCTGCAGGTCGTGTAGGAGATTCATACGTACCTCACGGATGTGACATACACGCTCCGCATTCAGGTGTTATTGCTTCTGGTTCTGCTACTGTCTTTATTAACGGAAAGGCTGCAGGTAGAGTGGGTGATCTTGTTTCTTGTGGTGGTTCTGTTGCAACCGGTTCTCCCAATGTGTTTATTGGTAATGGTGGCGGTGAAGCAACAAGTAATTGCGTTAAGTCTAGTGTTTTAAAAACACTATCATGGGAAGATGCTAATGAGATAGATAGAACTATCTTAAGCCTTCCGGAAATTGCCAAAAATATGGCGAATAAAAGCGAGTCTGGACTTGATGAAATTGGTTGGAACTATCTAGCAGAGATGTTTGAAAAATGGCTTGCTAAGGATGCTGAAGAGTTAAATACAGATGATTCTGCTTTTATAATTGATTATGATTGGCTAGTTTCCTATGGAGCAATTAGATATTTTCATAATGATCTTGAACAATCAGCATTTAATGAAGCAGCTCAAAACTATTTTTCTTCGCAAATAAAAAAATATTTTAAGGGGCAAACTGAATTCGATTGTAGAGAATCTTATGAATCTAATGCTCCAATATACTGTAACAGTAGAGCAATAGCGGATGGCGTATGGTACAATTATTTTACTGCAGAAGGAGTTTACGTCTGTTTGGCTGCTTTTATGTTATATGCTTTGCCAAAAGGGACTATTCATCAAATTGACAATAACAAATACCGTATTACGGTTGAAGAAATATATCTTGGTGCTTTTGATTCATTTAATTTTGAAGGAGATCAAGATTATTTATTTTGGTCTTACAAAGATAAAGATTTTTCAAAATTATCTGTCTTTAATGATAATTACAAATATTTGAAAAACGAACATTTTAGAGCTTTTAAAAGAACCTATAATAGAGGTAAGGACTTTTACGTAAAAACGAATTTACACAAAGTTGTTAATTTTACTCCAGTAACATTTGAAATAGAGCTTAATTAAATGGTAAAAAAGATATTTTTGTATATATTTTGCTCTATCCCTTTTATTTGGGGAATTGGCTACTTTCACTTTGTTTTTAAAACTGGTGATTGGCTAATTCACCGTCACAGTATTTATGGGGAGCTTTTTCTTAATATCTTTATCCATATGCTTCAAGGTGTTTATGATATTTACTTCTTACTTGTTGGCTGGTGTTTATAATTCAATATATGAGCTTACCTTTCAAAAGGTGCTGTCTTTTTGAAAATCTAATTTGCATAAAATTGAAGAGCATGTGCTGGTGACCTTTGATTTCGAATACGACGATTAAATGGTAAAAAAAATCTTTTTAGTTTTTATATGTTCGTTGCCGATTTTATGGCTGATTGGTGTTGTCCATTCTTATTTTGTATATGGAGAATGGATATGTCGTCGTCATAGAGTTTTAGAGGAAATTTTCATAAATACGGTATTCCCAATCCTTCAAGGTGGTTTCGATATCTACTATTTTACAATTGGTTGGTTGTTTTAAAAACGGATTTTTGTAGTATGGAAAATACTAAAACAGAGCCTAATATCGTAGATTTATTTCAATATCAAATAAAATATGATGATCTTACTAGAGGAGAACATCGTATTGATTTGAATGAGTTAGGTAAATCTTTGCAGGGGTTTGCTACTGTTTTCTCTACGGTTGGTACTTATGTTATAGCTAACAAACTTCCTGAAAAAACATCAGAATATAAAGTTCAAATATCTACAGATGCGAAGATAAAAGAAGGCTCTGCTGAGATAATTGCTTTTATCAGTACGGCAATTCAGGCTCTTGGAGATATAAGCATTATAAAAGAATATTTTGATGTAATTTGTGCGTATATTTTTAGTAAACGAGAGCAGTCTGATATGGTTCGTGTTTTGGAATATTTAAAAACTCGTGATGCAAATGATTTAGAAAAAGAAAAATTACATCATGAAGAAACTATGGAAACCATAAAAAGTTTAACAAAACTGGCAGATACAAGTATTAAAAACAGCATATCATCAATAGGTAATGGTTGTAAAACTATACAACTCAGTTCTGGTCTTATAAATGAATCTTTAAAAGTTGTTTCAAATATAGATAGTGATACAAAGAAGGTTATTTATAAAAAAGACCAATCAAAAGAAGAAACTAGCCAAAACTTAGAAATACTTATTTATTCTCTAAATAAAAAGACAGCTAATTGTAATTTTTATCAGAAGGAACAATTTGATAAATATGAACTTGATGACTCTATAGAGTTAACTTCTTATTCAGGAAGAATAACAGATCCGAATTTTGAATTACCTTTAAATGCTTACACAACTGCTTTTAGCAGCGATTCTTTTTTAAAAGTTGTTGCAAAAGTAAAACATAACCAAAATGGTGATGTTTATTATATATCTGATGTAATTCCTGATAAAACTGAAGAATAATCGTTGCAATTATAATCAACAATAAGCCTCTCGGTTAACTCCAAGAGGCTTTTTTATTGCCCAAAAGTAAAAGGATTATTATGAATATAGGTCTTCAAGGTTTACTCGGTAAGATACCTTTTAGCTGTTCTGACAGTAGGGTATTAACCTTTCAAAATTTACAAGTTCAGAAAAGTGCCCGTTACGCCTCACACGACATCATCGGCCAAAAGCCAGTAAATGAATATGTAGGGCCATCTATGACCACTCTATCCTTTACTATTCAGCTAAGAGCACAGCTCGGCTCTCATCCTCTTGTCTATCTTAATATGCTGCAGGATATTCTTGATTCAGGAGAAGCTCAGAGGCTGATTCTTGGTTCTGAATATTTCGGTAAATATGTTCTCGAAAGTTACTCTGAAGACAGAAAGATTTATACAGGCTTAGGTGTATGTGTTGGTGCCGATGTCTCTGTATCTTTAAGAGAGGCTGCTGCATTCAATATGACATCATTTCTTAAAACTCAACTAGCCACCATAGGACTGTAAATGATTACAAATATCGTAGTTACAACGGAAAGCAGGCTTAATCTTGCTCCGGCAAATGAGCTTGAAGAGATAGGTCAGAATGTGGCAACTATCCTCAAGACCATAAAAGGCTCGGTTCCTTTAGATAGGGATTTTGGGGTTAATTTCAGTCCTCTTGATGCGCCATCAAATCAGGCTTTGATGCTTTGGAAGGTTGAGATTATTGAAGCTATAGAAAGAGATGAACCTAGAGCGCGTGTTTTAAAGATTGAATTTGACAAAAATAAAAGTAACGGTATGGAAGGTCAGTTAACTCCTGTCGTTACTCTGGAGATTGTAACAAATGACTGATGAGAATTTACCACGCTTTGGTCTGCCTGAGCTTAACTTTCTGACAGTAGATGCTACTGCCAATGAGAAGAGAATTATTGGTGCTTATGAGAAGATTACAGGTCGAGTTCTTGCCAACGGTGATCCGGTAAGATTGTTCCTTCTATCTTTAGCTGCAGAGAATACTCAGTTAAGACAGGATTTTAACCTTGCAGCCAGACAGAACCTCTTAAGTTATGCTCAGGGGGAGTACCTTGATGCGCTTGGTAATATGGTAGATACACCAAGAGTTCAGGCGCAAAAGGCAGTTGTTGTACTGCGTTATACTTTGTCTCACTACCTTGATGATACATATGTCATACCTGCAGGAACTAAAGCTTCTGATGGTGCACATATTTTCGAGACTCTTAATACTGTTGAAATTGAACCAGGCATCCTCTTTATTGATGTAATAGCTGAGGCTACTGAAGTAGGCGCTGAGTACAATGATATAGAAATTGGAGAAATCAACACTATGGTTGATCCAATGCCTGATATGGACAGTGTAGAGAATATTCAGAAGCCTTCTGGTGGTGCTGATACTGAAGAAGATGGTGTATATGCTGATAGAATCAGACTGGCACCTGATTCATTTTCTGTAGCAGGTCCTCACGACAGCTATGAGTATTTTGCCAAGTCATTCTCATCTGCAATCATTGATGTTTCAATATATGGCTTAAATGAATATCCTGGCAATGTTTATGTAAGACCTCTTCTTACCGGTGGAACCATTCCAACAGACGCATTCTTATCAGAACTTTATGAGTTTTTATCAGATGAGAATATCAGACCACTGACTGACTGCGTTCTTGTGAGCGCGCCTGAAGCTGTTAATTACGAGATTAACATCAAGTGGTATCTGGACAGTTCAAACATCAACAGAATTACTCAGATTACATCTGCAGTTGCAAAAGCTGTAGAAGAGTACCGATTATGGCAGCAGTCATCAATTGGCAGAGATATCAATCCAGATGTACTTATCAAGATGATGAGAGACGCTGGGGCCAAGAGAGTGGAAATTCAAAGCCCTATATTCACTCAGATTGATAAATCACAGGTAGCTCAATGCTCTGTATCAGATGTATCAATAAGCTACGGTGGTAGTGAAGATGATTAAGATTGAAGATTCAGACTTGCTTCAGGAACTTATTCCTTCCTCAATCAAGGACGAGCAGATTTTTAAAGACTCGGTTCAAGCGTTAAAAACTAAAGACGATACTAAAGGTCATCTAAACGATGGCCTTTTTTATTATCGGCTTGATGAGTTAAGTTCTGATGTTTTAGATCACCTCGCAAATCAGTGGCATGTACGAGTGTGGCGCGACTCCTGGTCTGTAGAGTTAAAGCGATCAATTCTAAGAGGATTGATTAAAGAAAAGCGAAGAGTTGGATCTGTGAGCGCGGTTAAGAACGCAATCGCAAGTTTTGGCTCTGCTGCAGTTCTTACAGAGTGGTGGCAGAAGTCTCCACAGGATAAGCCTCATACCTTTGAAATCATCATAAATCAGAATGAGGTTGCAGGTACAGTAACTTCAGAAATAACTGAAGATCTGATTAGAACATTAGATTATACAAAGCCGGTTCGATCACAGTATCAACTCAAGATTACATTCAGTCAGAAAGCGCAAATGACTATGGTTGCGTTAAGCAGACCCATTGTCTATGCACGTATTCATTTAAACAAATCAGTTTCATACACTGGTGAGACATCAATGTCTGCATCAGCTGTATTAAGACCATTCTCATACGCTCACATTTAGGATTAGGAAAAACTATGGCAAATATCAATACTATTGTAACTGATGCAGGTATTCAGGCTCTTATTAACGCTGAAAGAACCGGTACTGAAAAGGTTGGTTTAACAACTATTAAATTTTCTGATAAGGCAATCGCTGCTACCTCTGCTACTACAGACATTGGAGATGTTGTGGCAGAACTTACTACTGTAGCTGGTGCTGTAACAAGTGACCATACAATTCAAGTCACATCAATTGACAGTTCAGACAACGCTTACAAGGTAAGAACTTTTGGTGTATATACTGATAGCGGAATCTTATTTGCTGTTGCTTCATCTGCAGAGCCAATCTTAGAAAAGGTTCAGATTTCACAGGCTCTGTTTGCTGTTGATATTTATCTGTCAAACGGTAATCCTGAAGTTATTGAGTTTGGTGATGTGGGTTTTATCAATCCATCAGCTACAACAATGATTGAAGGCTCTGTAAGACTTGCAACAGACGATGAGGCAAGAGCACATACAGAGGAGAATGCCGCATTAACTCCTTCAAATATTCCTGCATTTATGCCTTCTTGGCTTGATGAAGTTATTCCTGCAGGTACTGTATTAGCAATCGCAACAAGCAATATTCCTGAAGGCTTCCTCTTGTGTAACGGTGCAGCAGTATCACGTACAGACTATGCCAGACTATTTGAGGCTATCGGCACAATCTATGGCGCTGGCGACGGTTCAACCACATTCAACCTGCCTGATGCCCGTGACAGATTCATCGAAGGTGCAGGCACTCACGCTGTCGGAACTTACCTTGAAGCGGGATTACCTAACATAACAGGACATAGTGACTATGCATCTGATCTAGGAAGTACGATAGGCAATCGCCATAATGGTTTTTGCGGCGGAGCTTTTGGTCTTACTTCTGCCTTCCAAGGAGATACTATTGCAAGAGGAAATAATGCTGATAATTTATACAGAAGCGACTTTAACGCCTCTCGTTGCTCCTCAACCTACGGCGCATCTACAACAGTACAGCCAAGCTCTCTCAATCTCAATGCCTTAATCAAATACTAATACTTGATTAGGATAGAGAGATTAAGCGATTTAGGTTGAACGGTGGCACTGTTGCCGTAAATTGAGTTTGAACGTGAAGCGTCAAAGCCAACTTCGTATCTGCCAGTAGTTGCATCAGTGCCCAAAGAAGCTCCTTTGTCTGCTACTGTATAAAAAGCCCCGCTTCTAATATATTCAGCCTGTTGCATAACACTGCCAAAAGAACCTGTTATGTTAGGACCTAACATTACGGGTGCTATTGGTGCAAGAGCTCATTCAAGTGGTTTTCCTAGCGTATATAGTGGAGTAGGTGCTTTTTACAAAACAGAACAAAGCACTCTTAACGATCACGGTTTAGCTTCAAGTGGTTTTAATCAACTAGAACATAATACATTTTTCTCTGCAAGTATGTCTAACTCTATCTACGGTTCATCAACTACCGTACAACCAAAGTCTATGAACCTTAATATCCTCATTAAATATTAATATTTAATTAGAGCGTTAAGGCTAAGTGATGAAGGCTGAACGGTTGCTGAGTTACCATAGATTGCATTTGATTCACTTGCGTTTACTGTCAATTTTCCATGTAGATATGTGCCTGTTGTAGTAGAGTCTATGTTATAGATAGTACTAGCCTCTGCTACTCCATAAGATAATGCTCCTGTTGGCAATAATGCCGTATGGTGAAAGCCCCCATTAATATTAGCACCACGAACTAAAACATCACCTATGATGTTAGGCCCTAACATTACGGGTAGTATGATTAGAGATAATCTTGGTGCTGTTTTAGGATATAGTTCAACTGATAATGGTGCGTTGTATTCACAAAATATATCTCTTAATGGTTCTAATAAGGATGATCATGCGTTTGCTATTAAAGACATATATTTTAATGCTAGTAAGTCAAATCCAATTTATGGCAATTCAAGCACCGTTCAACCACCAGCATTAAGCCTTAATTACGTAATTAAAGCATAAAGATGCAGGCTGTACGGTGCCTGTCGAGTTGTAAATTGAACTAGAGCGTGAGGCATCAAAAGAAACTCCATCTAATCTTTGTTGTGTGGTTTCATTTGCATTTGATACCGTGTAGCCTGTCATTCCTGCCGGAGCAGTCCTGAATGCGCCAGAACCATTTGTTACTAACGCTCCACCATTTGTTGTGCATCTTGTGTTGAAGCCACCAATTATGTTAGGACCTACTCAAAGAATTGTTAAGACCTTACTTAACTGCAACCTTAAGAGGCTGCAATTAAGTGAGCTTTTATATTGTGCTCAGCACAATAGCTTAATTCTCTCTTTTAGCCTCGGCAATGGCTTGAATAAGCTCATCTGCCACAGTATCTCCGGCACAGCTGGCACAATACAGAGAGAAGAGGTAATTCCACCATTGCTGCATGATTTCTCTGCGTTGTTCGAGATAGTCACCGCGCAGATATGCGCGCTCTGTGGTTGAGCCGGTTAAGTGTGCGAGGCAGTCCTCTGCGATTTCGTGAGTGACATTGTTGTCTTTAAGCCACGTTCTTGCTGTTGCTCTTAATCCGTGATGACATAACTGACCCTTAAGAGGTGTGGAACAGATCCACTTGGATAAGTGTTGCTTGTTGATTGTTTTGTGGTATCTGCCAAAGGGCCATATGTGTTGAGATTTGCGTTTATAGACGTGTCTGACGTATGTAATGAGTGTTACTACGGCAGAGCATAAAGGCACTCTGTGAGCGCGTCTTTTCTTCATTATAAAGGCCGGCAGAGTTAAGACATCATTGTCTATCCACGACCATTTGACTGAGCACGCCTCAATAGGCCTTAACATTGAGTAAACGCACCAAAGTACATAAGCGTGGAACCACAACTCCTGACCTTTTAAAAGCGTGAAGAGTTCGCTTAAGCGTTCAGCTCTTATAAAAGGTCTGTTAACAGGCGTGTGGTTAGCGAATACTTTACTTAACTTTCGGCAAGGGTTAGAAGAGAGCAAACCAGCACACACAGCCAGCTCTAATATCTCATTGAGTCTCATTAGCACACGTTTGAGAGTGGGGAGCTTATCCTTTAAGTCAAGCAGCAGATTGAGTGCCAATGGCGCTGTTATTGCTTCAAGTTCTAAGTTGTTTAGTTTTGGCACAAGGTATTGCTCAATACGCTTAACTTCATCGTGGTACGATGCGATATTGCCCTTTTTCTTGTCTTTCCAAAGCTTGAGCGCGTCACGGAAGGTAACACCCAAGCTTGGTTTAATCTTAAGCTCCTCATGCTTGAGATGTGCGAGCTGTCGAGCTTGTAACAGTGTCAACTCAGGATAGTGTCCGAGCGTAATATCTCGCACTCTGCCAAGTGACGAGTATCGGAGTACAAAGCTCTTAGTTCCGCTTGGAGACACTCGCAGAAACAAACTTTCTCCAAGTCTTACAGAGTATCGTTTTTCTTTAGTTTTTAAATTTTTTAAATTCATAAAAAGGAGTCCTTAAAATGGCAACAACTTCAACAGCCTACAGGTTTGATACAGACGGTTTTTATAATGGCAGCTGCCTTGTTATGCAAGATCCAGCATCAGGCGATTGGCTTCTTCCATCTGATTGCACTATTTCAGCACCAGCATTTAAGCCTGGTTACTTCTATAAAGTTAATGTCAAAAAATCATGGACTGCTGTTAAAGTTCCAAAGACTTGTGCTGAATGTGCTGGCTTAAGCGTTCGTCATACTGACAACACCCTGCACAGCAATGAGCTACGCGCTCTGTTCAATCAGCTTGTTGAAGTGGAAAAGGACGACTACGAACTGCATAGAGATGATGAGTTAACCCTCACTATTGTCAAGAAAGAAGTGCATGAGAAAACTCTTGAAGAGGCAAAGGAAGAGAAACTGAATGCGCTTACCACACGCTGTCACGCATTCGACAATCAGCTTGTGAATGAAGAAATGATCATCAATTCATCATTAGGCTTTACAGCCAATGCTGATCTACGTTCACAGAACAATATCAACGGCTTGATTGCTGCAGGTCAGAAATCTGTGGCTTACATGGATTCACAGAACGTTGTGCATAGTCTGACTATAGCTCAGCTTAATACACTACTAGCAGAATGTATCGAAAACGGTCAGTACTTATATCAGCAGAAATGGGCCTACAGAGCACAAATCAATGAATGTACATCTAAAGAAGAATTAGAAGCAATTACCTTTGAATTTAAAATGAAGAATTTTGCTAATGAGTAAATATTACTTCCACAATCTATGCGTAGCTTTTGATCAGCTGGCTAATACTCTGCTGGCTGGTTATCCTGACGAGACCCTCTCAAGTCGTTCATATCGCTGTAAGGATAAACTGCGCTGGCGTATTGCAATGCACGTTATCAATGGTCTGTTCTGTGATAAGAACCATTGCAGTAAAGCTTTCAGGCTTGAGGTGGATTTACCTGAGGAATATGGCAATTCGTGGGACTCTAAATATAAGTGATATGCTTAAACCACCAATTTTTCCTAAGTGTCTCTACGTAGAGGATAAACAATGTATACAAGAATTAAAGTCGATAAAGACGGCATTGCCGGAAAGGGTGTCAAATTCGAAAGAATCAGACGTGTTACAGGATACCTCGTTGGTACCCTTGACAGATTTAACAACGGCAAAAGGGCGGAAGAACACGATAGAGTGAAACATCTTCACCTGTAGCTCGCACTTTATTCTCTTAATGAACCAGAATATCAACAAGAGGGGCGATACGCTTTACAAAATCCCCCTCCTTATAAGATAATATAAAAAAATATTAAATAAACAAAATCAAGAAGTTACATACAGAGCTACATACAGTCAGAATTTATTTAATATAACATTCTGATATACAAACAAATTAAGTTATGACAACGAATCCCGCCACCTCCACCACGTCAAATTTTTACCCCTTTTATCCCATTAAATTTTCTAGCCTTTTTTATTCAAAAAATTATGTTAATTCAGTTACATATCGGTTATATAAGTGCTTTGCATACATTTTGCATTTACTTTGCATAATTATATAATTACACTAGCGTATGTAGATGTATGTAGATTTTTAATTGCAGTTACATACAAGGGGTACATATGCTGACTCAGCTTACAATTAAAAACGCAAAACCCGTAGATAAACTATATTCTCTTGCAGATAAGGATGGTCTGTTTCTGCGAGTAAAACCCACTGGTGTCAAGCAGTGGTATATCAGTAAGAATGTTAAGACACAGCGCATAAGTAAGATTATTGGAACATTCCCTGAGATGTCACTCAAGGAGGCTCGTGACACTCTTGCTCAGCTTGTGGCTCAAGTACAGACTCAGAGCACGCCAAAGATAAAAGCTCCCACTCTAAAAGAAGTGTTTGATGAGTGGTTCGAGGTCAAGCAGACACGGATTAAGAACCACAGACAGATTAAAGGGCGTTTTGAGCTGTATATATTCCCAACTCTTGCGGATGTGCAGTTCACTCTGATAACGCCTATGCAGATAATTGACATATTAAAGCAGAAGTGTCTTAAGAGCGGTAAGTATGAGACTATAAAACGAATATGCGGACCAATAAAAGAGCTTGAAGTGTTCGCCTTGAATTGTGGGTACATTGATGCTCTCAAGCTACAAAATCTGCAGTCAGTGTTTCCGAGTCCGAACTCCGCAAAAGAGAACATGCCTTCAGTTCATTGGCACGACCTGCCTGAGGTATTTAAACAACTGCAGGTGAGCGCGGTCTTATCAAGGAATGTACTTCCTGTTATTCTTACAGGTTTTTATACTCTCTTAAGGCCGATTGAGTACTGCGCACTTGAATGGCAGTGGGTTGACCTTGATGAGGGAGTTATCACTGTTCCAGCAGAGGTAATGAAGATGAAGAAAGCTCACAGAGTGCCTATCTCTTCACAATTAAGAACGATTCTGGAAATGCAGCCAAGAATAAGTAAATATGTATTCCCTAGTCCTGTGGATTTGACAAAGCACTACAATCGCGACACAGTAAGTAAGTTTCTGCGTAATCACGGCTTTAAAGGGCAACTCGTTTCTCACGGCATACGCTCAATCGGTCGCACATGGATGCACGATAACGACATACCTTTTGACGTGGCAGAGTTGTGTTTGGCTCATACCGTGGGCACAAGTACCACTAGAGCTTACGACCGAAGTGACCTGCTGGAGAAGAGAAGAGTCGCGATGCAGAAATGGTGTGATTATGTGAAGAGCTGTTTAGTTTAAGCTCCAAAAATTAGAGTTTTTGGCGTTTAGCAAGTATTAAGCTCCAATTTTTTTTTGCGATTTTTGGAGCATTGTTGCAAAAACTGTAATTTTCTCTATAATTAATGTGTTCCTACATTACGTAGGGTTCAAAGTCCTATATGAGGCATTCATAAGTCCAAAGTACAGGCCACTACAGACTTGAGATTTGCAATCAACTGTAGTGTCAGTGCCCCTCTTAATGAGGGGCTAATCATTTTCTACGAGGTTAATCTATCCAAGAATTTGCTTCAGAATAAAAGCGCTCACAGTTAAACTATGCTCTTTTGCCAATGCTGCTAGTCTCCTTTAAAGATTTGCTGGATCATAGAATATATTTAAAATTTTATGAACACTATCAAAAGATGCATTTTCCACAGGCACATTCAAAAACAGATACTGTGTCTCAAGCAGTTCTATTACTGACCCCTCGAAGTAAGGATTCTCCCCCTCAAAACAAGACTCAATAATTAACCTGTTTATATCTGTGTGATTTTCTACAAAAGAAATTAGTTCATGTATTTTCATCTGTTATCCTCAATGCCAGTAGTGGTTATACAAATCGTCAAGACTGATTTTTAATAATCCTCAATTTTAATCGTTACTTACTAGCTCATAATGTACGACAATACATTTATTGTTCTTATCATACTTAGGTTTTATCGCATCCGCCTGTTCGCTATGATGTTCACCACTTATGTCTTCGTAAGAAATATCGACTTTAACGTCTACATCACCATATTTATGATGTAGTTTTTTTAAATATTGCATATATTGTATGAGTTTCATTTTTTAATAACCTCAATTTCTATTAAGTGCTCACATGGCTTCTTTAAGCCCATAACCAATCCATTGAAAAATTGAAAAAATGGCTACGATTACACAGGTAATGATAATCATTTTTATAGCTATTTCCTTAGCTCCTTTAAAGGCATCTTCCCAGTCTATATCTAATGCTAAGAGCCAGTGGCAAATAACTATCAGCGTCAAAATAACACAAGGAATAGAAATCCATAAAGGTATCATTTTTTTTATTTCCATTATTTTTGATGTATAATAATATTGCTCATATACCTAGTTGTATAGAGAGTATTAGAGCACGTTGCGATCGAACGTGCTCGGCATAAATAAACCTAAAACGCACAAAAAAACACTTTTTAACACTTGAATTTGCAGAAAATCTGCAAAATCGCTCAATAAATGGCGCATTATGTTATAATTTGCACGACCTTACCCTGTGCACTTATGAGCTTAAAGCCTATCTATTGCATACGGGGATATGCACCTTAGATTAGCTTATGACGTAAGCCAATCTATAAATGCAATTTCTGATGAAGAGATTTCATCGCTATCTGAAAAAGTTAATCTTTT